AGCAGGTGGTTCATCGTCACCGGCTGGCCGTTGTGCAGGCCGCTGACGCCAGGGCCGGTGATGTCGCCCTGCGGGTGGGCGTACTCGTTGCGGCCTAGTACCCCTGGGTTTCCGGACGGCCGGTGGTTCGGGTCGACGTCGTTCTTGCCGAAGTCCTCGGTGTGCAGCCGGACGTCCTGGCCCCACTCCGGCGCGTGCTCCATGCCGGGCGTGCCGCCGAGGCCGTAGGCGGCGATCTGGCCGCTCTGGTGGCCCGACGCCTTGGCCGCCACCAGGCCTGCCGAGGTGGGCGCGTAGCGCTGCGAGCGGTCGAGGTACATCTTCCCCTCGTTGCCCCAGCCACCCTCGTACACGTCCTTGTCGGTGACCCCATGCGCAGCGACGTGCTTGGCGACCGCGTCGGCCCCGACCGGGATCCCGGTCACCTTCTCGGTGCCCGCGTGGGAGACCATGTACCCGCCCTCGGGGTGAAGTTCCCCGGCGGAGACGACCTGCCCCTTGGCCAGATGCTCCATGCTGAAGGAGCCACCGTCCTCGTTGAACGCTCCCGCCAACTGGGGGGCCACGCTAACGGCTCGAGCGGTGTCGCCAGCCTTGAAATGCTGGAACTGGGCGCTGGAGTTGTTACGGTTAGTCGTCACGTCCCAATCGTCCTGGAAACAAAACAGCCTGTCCCCCTAAACGGAGCCGCACCATGAAGCAGTCGAAAACCAAGAGACAGGTCAACTCGTTGGTCCGCGCCGTGGAGCGACGCCAGGAACACCCGCGCCAGGTCAGGACCCACTACGCGTCCCTGTACCAGGTGGGGCTAGACGGCTCGGAGCACGAGCGGCAGTTCTACGGCGGATGCCTCGTCGTGGGGTGCTGGCAGCGAACCGCGTACACCGACGACCTCGAGGCTGTCGAGCACTGGATCCGGGCGCACAACGACCTGCCTCCCATGGAGTTGAGTGAGAAGGCGACGCCGGAGGTCGACTGGCACGGCGGGCGGGCGCTGCGGCCCTGGGAACTGGGGCTCGACATCGACGCCAGACTGCGGATTCTCTTTGGCCCCGGCGCAGTGTAGCCTCTCTGTTGTCTTAGGAAGCACAAAGCACCCCGCCCTGGGTTCAGGACGGGGTGCTTTTCTGCGTTCAGGAGTCGAAGCGGAGCGTGGTCCCGTTGGTGCGCTGCGACAGCGGCATCGGGCCACCACCGGAGTTGGTGCGCCAGGCGGTCGCACGCTCCTGGGAGGTCATCGTGGAGCCCATCCCGGGCAGCGGTGCCAAGACCGTGGAGGGAGTCCCGGACATGGCCCGGGGGACGTCGCCGACGCTGGTGTTGGGCTGCGTCGGGACGGACCCGAACTGGGTGGCGCTGATGCTGTTGACGGCGCTCATGGTCACTCTCCCTTGGATCGGCCGAAGTTCCACAGGGATCCCATGGTCTGGCTGCTGTGCGGGTACAGCCCGGACGCGCTGATCGAGGTGACCCGCTCCGGTGTGGAGCGCGTGCCCTCTCGGTACGGGGCCAGGTGGTTGTCGTTGTCGACCCCGAAGTGGGCCGCGTGGGCGGGTGTGGAGACCTCGTGCTGGGCGAACCCGGACGTGGTCGGCACGTGCTGGGTGGTCTGGGCCGGGAGCACGGCCCCGCTGAACTGCGAGGCGGACAGGTGTGACGGCCTGGGCACCGGTACGTTCGGGTCGAACTCCCCGAACACCTGCGCCTCAGCAGACTCGTGCGTGCTCATCAGGCGTTGTCGCTGATGCTCCGCTCCTGGGCGAAGTTGCCAGACTGGCCCGTTGCGGAGCCGATGATCCGGCCGTGGGCCTGGGTGGCGCCTGCCTCAGGAGACGAGTGCGGGGGGAACTTCTCGGAGATGCGGTACCGGGCGCCGTTGCGGTCGCCCCGTCCGGCCGGGAGGTCGTACATCACGGCCTTGCGGTTGGCCTTGCTGCCGGGGTTGGTCGGGTCGGCGGTCTTGCCGCTCTTCTTGGCGACCGGCGTCGTGTTCGGCGAGGGCTCGCCCGAGGGGTCGTTGAACGAGAACCCGGACTGGCCCATCGGCTGACGCGGGTTGCCGATGCGGGCCATCCCGGCGAGTGCTTCCTCAGGTGTGGGAACGTTACTGCGGGCCACGGCCCCTCCTTCGAGATGACTGGAGGGAGCACCCATCCGACGTCGCTGAGCGGAACCCTGGAAGCGCCAGTCGGACATGATGCTCTCCTTCAAAGAGAAAACCGGGCCTTGCCCGTGTACCTAGGAGTGGGTAGAGGGCCCGGCGTTATACAGCCAGGGTATCCGACCGGCGGACGCCAGTCAGCGGATACGTCAGGCGTTGAGGACGAAGACGTTGAAGACGATGGAGGTGATCTCCCCGTCCTTGGACCTGACGGTCTTGAAGCCGGGGCTGCAGGCGAGGTTGAAGCCTCGCGGTGCCGTGTACCCCCGTGCGATGGCGATGGCCTTGACCGCCTGGTTGACAGCCCCCGCGCCGATGGCACGGACGTCCACGTGGTGGGCGTCGTAGATGGCGTGCGCGATGGCCGAGGCCAGCGCCTGCGGGCTGGACCCCGCGCCGACCCGGAGGAAATCCTCCCCCGGGATGGCGACGATGTCCTGGTCGAGTGGTGTGGTGCTCACGATGTGGTGGTCCTTTTTGTAGGGGGTGGTGGAAGGGCTAGTGCGTCATCAGGTAGACGTAGTAGAGAGCGCCTATGACGGCCGCGACTGACCCGGCTGCGAAGAGCAAGCGCTGAAACGGCGTCCACTTCTGCGTGCTGTTGTCGACCAGTGCCTTGGCCTGGGCCACACGGGCCGCGTCTGCGTCCTTGACGGCGGTGGCGGCCGACATCCGGGCTTCCTCAGCGCTCTTCATATCGCTCTCCAGTTGCTGGGTGACGGACTGGAGAGCGCGTATCTCCCCCCGGTGCTGCGTCACCTCCGCACGCAAGTCCCCGACCTTCTCCATGACGTTGTCAAGTTTGCCCTCCATGCGGGTCAACGTGACGGCCATGTTTTCCGCCTCACGTGGCTCCAGAGTCGATGTGGACATGCGCAGACCCCCCGGTCCTGACTAGAGGGTCTTGGTCGGGAGTGCCCCGTTGCCTGGGTTGAACAGGGTGGCGCCGGACTGGAGTGCCGTCACGGTGGCGGAAGCCGCAGGCTCCGTGGCGGCAACGGGCGTCACGGTATCGACGACGGGCCCAACGATCACGCCAGGGATGACCTCAGCGGCAGGTGAACCGGTCGGGGTCGAGGGATCGGTACGCAACAGGATCGCGATCATGGGGACGATGGCACCGAACTGCTCTCCGACCCGCAGCACCAGGTCGGCATGAGCGCCAGACAACCAGCCCATGGCGGTGACCGCAGCGACAACGACGCCGAGCACTCGGTAGACAGCCGTCCAGGGCACCGACTTGGTGACGATGGATCCGAGGACCAGGGAACCGACGATGCCGACCGCCATCACCAACTGGAGCCAGAGGGCGACCTGGGCCGACAGGACGGGCGTCGACGCGGCGACGATGGTGGCGAGCACGGTGATGATGACGTACACGGCCTGGCGGCGTGCGGGCGTCAGCCAGGTGTTGATCTTCTCAGCGAACGTGAGCATGTCAGGCCTTCTTCTTGGCGGCGAAGGCGACAGCCTCGGCCGAGGTGGAGATTCCAGAGACGATCTTGTCGGGGTCCCCCGCACCGAGACCGAGCCAGAACGCGATGTCGCCTGCGCTCGGCGCCCGTCCCAGGAAGGTGGCGTAGGCGTGCTCGACGGCTTCCTTGCTGGTGCCAATGTTGACCACGGCCTGAGCCGGGGTGGCGCCCGCCTTGGCGAGAGCGACGGCCTGGTTGTCGAGTTCGATGGTGCTGCCTTCACGGCCCAGGTACTTGCGGTACAGGGCGGCGACGAGATCCCTCATGTCTGAATCCTCCATAGTGGGTGTGGTGCTGGGGAACGCGGGTGCGGGCGGAACGTAGATCGTCCCGGAAGCGGTGCCGCCGGGGCTCGAGATGGTGTCCACGCCGGGCCAGACGTCGGCCGTGACTGACAGGTCGAAGTGGCCACCTGAGGTCAGCGGGTTGGCGTACTGGTGGGCAACCGTCCCCGCGTACAGGGCCTTGCCGATGCCGGGGTAGGCCGCCGTCCAGTAGTGAGGCTCGGCGACGCCAGCGGCCTGGAACGCAGCCTGTACGAGGTGGAGCGAGTTCTGCTGGTTGCAGTAGATGGTCGGGTCGACGCCGCTGGCACGCCTGCGCTGGACCCACGCCACGGAGTTCGCCGGGGGCCACGTGCACCCGGGCTCCACGTCGAGGACGATCCCGTTGTTGCGGGACGAGTAGATCGAGATGGGGACGTGAACCGCGTTCGGAAAGCGTGCCCATCCGGCCGCCGACCAGGCGTAGGAGCCGTCGACGTAGCCGCCGACCATCTCCGCCGTGACCGGGATGTCGAACGGGTTCGTACTGTCGTACATGAGTCTCATGGCGCTCCTAGAGGGACTGTGCCGAGAGGTGCATATTTTTCTACTGAAGACCTGTCGGTCTCAGTATCTCCAGGAAGGGGTGGTCAAGACTGGCTAAACCCCGACCAAGGGCGTCCCTATTACTGAGTGATCTGCCGGGGGACGAAGAACATACCCGTGAAGTAGGTCGTGATGTCGGTGGGATCAGTCAAGGAGGTCAACTGCAGGTCCCAGAACGACTTCAGAGGCAACAGCGATGTCTGTTCTGGGAGCAACTCCAGCCCAACCTGGGTCGGGTCACCGTTGTACGGGGACAACGTGTTGAGCACGGTGAAGGCCGACACGGTGCCCGCGTAGACCCGGATCTGGGCGGCGATGGAGTACCCCACGGTGGAGACCGGCAGAGTGACCGAGCCATGGAAGATGTCGCCCTGCGTGACCGTGAAGTCCATGACCTGCGCGGCCTCCGGGAACGGCGTGCCGCCCAGGGTCGCGGTCGGCAGGTAGACCCGCTGCGCGGGGGTGGAGTCGTCGATCTCCTGGGCCTGGTAGACCGGGATCAGGCGGTTGGTGATCCTCGAGACCCGGCGCAGGTTGAAGACCTCGATCCGGTACAGCCCGACGTTCAGGGCGGCGCACAGTTCGCGGTACTGCGTCTGGCGGGTGGCCACCATGTCCATCAACTGGCGGTACCGCTCGGAGCGGGGGATGTGGACACCGTCGGGGGCGGAGATGTCGATGTCGAAGGAGGCGTCGGTGGCCAGCGCGTACAGCGCGAAGGTCGTCGCCAACAGCGAGACCGGGTACTCCTCGACGAGGGGCAGGTTGGTAAGCGTCAGCCCGCGCCCAAAGGCGTCGGTGCGCCCGACCAGGTGCTCGGCGACGGCGTCGGCGACGAACTGGGTCATGTCGGCTGAGCCGAAATACCGGTACACCGTCCCGCTGACGACGATGGCGGCGCTCAGGGCCGGGGCGGTGGTGAAGACCAGGGTGCCCGTGCGCTCCTCGACGGCTACCCCAGTGTTGGCCACCAGGACCCCCGCGACGCTCACCTGCAGCGTGGTGCCGTCGACCGGGTAGGAGCCGATCTCGTAGCGGGTGGACGCCCCGTCAGCGACCAGGGACGTGGTGAACGACGAGCCCTGATCCCCGAGTTCGAGACGAACCCGGTCACTCAGATTGCTTGATGTCGCCACGGGTCCATGCTCTCCTACTGAGGGGTGGTGTGTCCTGGTGAACCCCGGGGAAGGGCGGCATTCCTACTCCTCGAAGAGAACCCGACGCTTACGCACTTCAGGGTCCGTAATCAGGTGGTATCCCGGGAGACCTGCAGGCTTGGCCTCGCTTGCGTCGACATTGATCTTGTACACCGACGTCCCCCTCGCCGACGCAGCGTACCTCCGGGCTGACGCCAGATCGCTCGTCCACCACGCACCGGCCATTTCGGAGCCCGGGGGGTAGTAGGAGGGACGCTCGTGCGATCCCTCACCACGATAGAGGGCGAACTGCCGAGGGCTGAGATGGTCTGATGCCGTCACAGGTCAATGCTCCCCTGCCGCTCCTGGGTTTGTCTGGCTGAACCGGGCAAGCGAGCGGCCCGCCTCCGGGGCGGAGCGAGGACGCCGGAGGGGGCCGCACGGGGGGTGGGGGCGGGGTCAGTGCCAGACGTAGCCGAGAACGTCCAGGTGGTTGGCCAGGGCGACCGGGACCTTGTACTTGGGGCCGACCTCGAAGGAGAAGTAGTTGCCCGCTCCGAAGGTCATGTCCTTGATCGCGGCGTTGACCCGGATCGTGACGACCTTCTCAGGCGCGAGGGTGACCTCGTCGATCTTGAGGTCCACGTCCGAGGTGACGGTGAGGTCTGAGATCGGGTCCAGCGGCTCGGCGTCGTCGGGCACGATCTCGCCGTCCGGGGCGCCGGAGTAGTCGACGACCGAGTCGGTGAGGCGGATCTCCTCGGCCAGGGTGGCCATGGTGAGTTCCTGGGCGCGAAGTTCCTTGTCCGCTGCGGCCTGCTTGTTGACGGCGTCGCGCTGGGTGGCGGTGAAGTCGCCGGGGTTCTTGCGGGATGTTGCCACGATGGTTTTCTCCTAGTAGTAGATGGTAGCCGGGGGCTTTTTACAGCCCCCGGCCGCTGGCCCGAAGGTCAGTTCGTAGCGATCTTGACGATGGCCCAGTCCGTGATCTTGCCGAAGCCCCAGATGGCGTACCAGGCGAGGGCGTGCTCACGACCGAAGTCGAGGATGCCACCGTCGCGCAGTTCGACGGGGAGCGAGATCGCGTGTCCGAACGCGTTGTCGCCGATCACGATGGCGTCGTAGCGCGTCGCGTTGCCGTTGCCGGTCGTGATGCCCGTGACCGGGTCCGTGGTGTCGGCGGTCCAGCCGGTACCCGCACCGTTCGTGGTGCTCTTGACCTGCGTGGTCTCGATGAAAACGGTGTCGTACAGACGTCCGATTTCGCCGAGCATGAAGTTGCCGGGGGCCGCGTACTTCGTGACCTCGATGAACTCCGGGTTGTCACGCAGGCGGCGCGACTGGTGGGGGTGGACGAAGGCGACGTAGGTCTCGCCGAGGCGAGGGACGTTCTTCGTGGCGAGCGTCTCGACTGCGTCCTTGACCGCGTGCGGCGTCAGGTAGAAGTCGCCGGTCATGCCGCTCGTGGCGGTGGCCTTCGTGCCCGGGTTGTACGCGCCGTACATCGCCGTGGAGACGGTGGCGGCCTCGTAGCCCCAGATCTGGGAGGTGGCGAGCATCAGCGTGTCGCGCGCCTGGCCGTCGAGGTAGAGGGCCATGTTGCGGCCGAGGAGGCGGGAGGCCGAGGCCATCACGTCGTCGAAGGAGGCGTTGAGCAGGAGTTCCGAGACCGCGATGGCGTAGCCATGCTCCGTGACGGTGATCGAGAACTGCTGGCTCGTGAGAGCGTTGGTCGTCATGCGGACACCCTCGACCAGCGGCGATGCGCTGCCCAGGTTGTCGTACCGCATGAAGTTGATCTGGAGCCCGGGGGCGACGCCCAGTTCGGTCTTCTTGACCGCGAACTGCTCGAAGCGCAGGATCGGCATGCTCTGGAACAGGATCTCCTTGGACCAGATGGTCTGGATCGCCTGCGTCAACTGCGTGTTGGTGCCCGAGTAGGCAGTCGGGGAGGCAGCAAGACCGCCGGTCCCGGTGATGGCGCTAGCCATTATTTTCTCCTGAGGTACGAAGGTGGGAAAACGGGGGGGTCAGGGTCTAACCGAACATGCCCTTGTTGCGCTGGCTGGCCGCCTGGCCAAGCAGTGCAGCACGGTTCTTGGCGTAGTCGTTCATCGACATGCCAGCGATGTCTGCTGGCGAGTACGTACGTGAGCCCGAGTCGGTGTCCAGTGGTCCGGCGGCGGGGCTGGTCACCCTAGACCCCGCCATGTTCATGCGGCCCTGCTGCAGAGCAGAAGTCGCTGCTTCCAAGATAGAAGACGTCTTGGTCTTGAGTCTGGCGATACTCGACTCAATTTCCTCTTGCGTGTCGCCCCTGACCTCGTCCCAGAGTTCAGGAAGGATGTCGTTCTGTGCCTCGGTGACCGCGTTCGCCTTGAACTCCTGCAACGCCTGCCACTCGCGCTCGCGGTCGAGCAGCGCTGCGGACTGGAGCCGGGCGGCTTCGGCGGCGGCGAACTTCGCCTCCCACTCGGCCTCCTTCTGCGTGAGCAGGGTGCGGACGTCGGTCTCGTCCTCGAGGCGCTTGCGCTCAGCGGCGGCGGCCTCGTCGGCAACCTGCTTGCGCTCAGCCTCGCGAGCGGTCTCGGCGGCGGTCAGCCGGGCGAGTTCCTGCTGGAGGGTCTCGATCTGGGGGTACAACTTGCTCTTCTCCTGGGCGCGGGCCTTGCTCAGGTCCTCTTCGGTGAAGAAGCGGCCGGTGGGGTTGGTATCGGTGACAACCCCCGTGCTGATGGGCCCGGTGCTGGCGGTGAAGTCAAGGGA